TACCATTTCATCACCATCTAAAAGAGCTGGAATGGATGGTTTTTCATATCATGATAATGAATTGATAGCAATTTTACTTAATCGTGAATACGATATTCATGAAAAACATATTCGGGATAATTTGATTAATGAATTTTCTCCTGATGGTAAGAAATTATTCATGGAACAGTTTGAAATGGGTTCTAAATGGTCAGACACAGACTATGAGGAATTTATAGTAAGAAAAAAAGGAACAGTCCCTAACTTCTTACCAAAGTTTAATGAAGATGGTAAGTGGGAAGGTGAGCTTATGGATCATTTCAAGAAAGAAGATGAATGGAAAGTTACTGATGAAAAGTATGAGGCTGGTAAATAATGCCAAGATTCGGAACGAGGTCAAAAAATGCGTTGCATAGTTGCGATGAGAGATTGAAGAAGGTTTTTAATGAAGTTATCAAGACGGTGGATTGTTCTGTACTTGAGGGTCATAGGAATAAAGCTCGCCAAAACAAACTTTATAAAGAAGGCAAAACGAAAGTTAAATTTCCCAATGGTCGTCATAATAAATTTCCCTCTATGGCTTGCGATGTTGTTCCTTATCCTATTGATTGGAATGATCGTGAAAGGTTCCATCTCTTTGCTGGGTTTGTAATTGGCATAGCAAAATCAATGGGTATTAATCTTCGGTGGGGAGGAGATTGGAATCAGAATTGGTTTGTTGATGATAATAAGTTTGATGATTTCCCACATTTTGAGTTGAGAGAATAATGGCAGGAAAACAAAGATACAAGAAAGAGTCAAAATCAGCTTTTAAGAGAAGGAAGATGAAAAAAGGATCATCAAGAAAGAAAGCAAACAAAAAGGCAAAAAAGGACTATGGCTAGAAATACTCAGAAGAAAAAAGCTCAAGTTAATAAACAACTGTGGGAGAAAGCTAATTCATCCCACAGACAAAGGTGGCAATTCCTTAGTCAAAAAGGATATGACTTTTATTTAAATGAGCAACTAACAAAAGATGAACAGGATGCTCTTGATGAGGCTGGGATGCCTACGTTTGTTATCAATAGAGTAACCCCGATCATTGAAACAATGAAGTATTTTGTTACAGCTAATAACCCAAGATGGATGGCTGTAGGAGCTGAAGGTAGTGATGTAGATATAGCACAGGTACATTCAGATATTGCAGATTATTGTTGGTATCATTCAAATGGTAAGTCTGTATACAGTCAGGTTGTTCTTGATGCTCTCACAAAGGGTATAGGATATTTTCTGGTTCATATTGATAAAGATGCTGATATGGGTAAAGGTGAAGTTAAATTCAGCAGATTAAATCCTTACGATATATATGTTGATCCTATGAGTAGAGATTTTCTATTTAGAGATGCATCTTTTATTACTATATGTAAGAATCTTTCACGAACGCAGTTGATGAATCTTTATCCAGAGTTTTCTGCAAAGATTAAAAAAGCATCAAGGGATTCTTCTGTAACAGTATATTCTCAAAGGGATAGAAATTCTTCTGAATCAGTACAGCCAGAAGATATTACAATGGGTGTTAATCTTGAAGCTGAAGATGACGATATACTTGCATATTATGAAACATATAAAAAGAAGAAGTTTCCATTTGTTAATTTATTTTTAAGAATTCCTCCTACCCCTGAAGAATTAAAACAGATTCAAAGAGAAGTTGATACGGCTGTAAGTGAGTTTACAGATGAGGTTAATGTATCTTTAGAGGAAAAGAAAGTCTCTGTTCAGCAGGCACTACAGGCAGGTGAGATTATTCCAGAGAGGGCAGAACTAGAGATTGAGAATGCTGAAAAGATGTCGAAACAAGCAATTGAAGAGAAAAGACAAGAATTAACATCTCAGGCAATGGATATGATTCAGCGTGTTGAACAGAAAGTTGTTACTGAGAAGGAATATGCGGTTCTTTCAAAAAATAGTGATATATCAAAGAATATAGTAGATGCAGTTAAATTCTATGAGAGTAGGATTGAACTAACGTGTACTATTGGCGATGATGTTTTATTATATGAATATATACAACCTATACAGGATTATCCTATAGTACCATTCCCGTATATGTATACTGGGACACCATATCCGATGAGTGCTGTAACTCCTCTTGTTGGGAAGCAGCAGGAAATTAATAAGGCCCATCAGATTATGTTACATAATGCAAACCTTGCTTCTAATCTGAGATGGATGTATGAAGAAGGTTCTGTTCCAGAAGAAGAATGGGAGCAATATTCTTCATCACCTGGAGCTCTGTTAAAGTATAGGTCTGGGTTTACGCCGCCTACTCCAGTTTTACCTGCTCCCATAAATAATGCATTTTACACAGTAGTGCAGGAAGGTAAAGTAGACGCAGAATATATAGCTGGTATTCCTTCATCAATGATGGGATTTACACAGGATCAACCTGAGACATACAGGGGAATGCTTGCAAATGATGAATTTGGAACAAGAAGATTAAAGGCGTGGATGGGTAGTGTTGTAGAGCCTGCTCTTGAGCATCTTGGAAGAGTCTTTCAAAAAGTAGCTCAAAATACATATTCTATTGATAAAGTTTTTAGAATTGTCCAGCCTGAGGCTGGTCAACAGCAAACTGAAGAAAAGGAACAAAGAATTAATGTGCCGATCTACAATGATTTCGGTGATGTAATTGGTAAATGGATGGATTATGGGGCAGCTAAGTTTGATATAAGAATAGTTGCAGGGACTACAATGCCAGTTAATAGATGGGCTCTTTTGGAGGAATATTTTAGGTGGTTCCAGTCAGGGTTAATTGATGATATAGCAATGATAGCTGAAACAGATATTAGGAATAAAAAGAGTATAATAAATAGAAATTCTATGTTAGCTAAATTAAAATCGCAATTAGAACAAATGGATGAAGCTATAAAAGATAAAGATGGAACTATTGAAACATTAGAACGTCAGTTAGTTCAGGCTGGAATAAAGATGAGGGTTAAGGATGCAGAAGGTGAAGTCAGAAAAGATGTACTTGAAACAGAAGCCCAGCAAAAACTTTTAAGAAATATGATGAAAAATGAATTTGATTCCGCTAGGAAGGACATCCAAAGAGGTGTTCAGAAGGCGGAAGATGATGCAAAAAACAAGCAGGAAAGTGATTGACTTTAATTAATTTCTGTTGGTAAATTAAAAGAAAAGGAGATAGAATGGATCAAGAACAAGTAGGTAACGCTCAAGAAGCCCCTGAAAGTGATGATCTTTCGCAACCACGCAACAGTGGTGATGTCAAAGAGTTTTTCGGGTCTCTAGACCAAACTGTTAATAGTGGTATATTAGATGAAGCTTCACAAGAAACCTCAAATCAAGGTGATAACACACCTCAGAGCCCCAGTGAAGTTCAGCAAGAGGATGTTGATAGTGATTTCGACTATGACACCTTAAACAAGCGGTATAGTGCTTCAAGTAAAGAAGGTAAACGCCTTAATAAGCGTCTGAAGGACATTGAACCATATATGCCGATACTCGATGCGATGAAAGAAGACCCTAATTTAATTCAGCACGTAAGGAATTATTTTGAGGGTGGTGGTCAAGCCCCACAGAGTATGACTGAAAAATTAGATGTACCTGAGGATTTTGTGTTTGACCCTGATGAAGCTTTTCAGAAACCAGATTCAGATTCTGCTAAAGTATTTGGAGCTACTGTTGATGGTATAGTGCAGAGGCGATTAGGCCAAGCATTAAACAATCAAAAAGAGGAAAATTCTAGGCTAAATACAGAATCAGCTTTTCGTCAGAAGCATGATATGAATGATGATGATTGGGCTGAATTTGTAGAATACGCAAAGGATAGGTCTCTATCTTTAGACGACATTTTATTTTTGAAGAATCGGAAGTTAAGGGAAAAGAAAATAGCTAAAAACGCTAGTGGACAGATTGTTGATCAGATGAAAAAGGTGCAAAATCAACCACGAACATTAGCTACATCAGGGAGTACTCAAACAGAAAAATCACCAGATGATCGAGTATTTGAGTCTATTTTGGGAATTGACCGCGAATTAGAAACTGCATTTGGTCAATAGCTGAACTTTTTTTTTCAGTCATGTCCAGATGCTTAATTCCTAAAATAAGGAGAAGGTAAAAATGGCTGATTCATTTAGTCTAGAGAGTGCATTAACTGAGGTTAATCACCCAAGAACTGGTACTACGGTTTTTGATACTGGTGACCTTCGCAGAAGATATAATTTTGGGGATCGGGTATCTGAGCTAAACATAGCACAGGACCCTTTCTTTAGGATGGTATCAAAACTTGCGAAGAAATCCACTGATGACCCTCAGTTTAAATTCACAGAACGCAGACCTTCTTGGCATAAACGGTATGGATACTTAAAGTTCTTTTCTTCAACTGTTAATAATCCAACTACATTACCAGCTAATACAAATAATATTGATGCTGCTGGTAATACGTGGTATGCTCGAGTTGGTACAGATTACGCTAATACAGGCAATCTAGTCAATAGAGTTGGACAGACGACAACATATGAAGAAGGAGATGCTAATACTCAACCATTGTTTTTCGTGCCTGATCAATTAGTCAAGTTCCCAGTAACGCTTGGAAGCGCAACTGGTGCTCTTGATTCTATTGTAGCAAGAATAACAAATGTTGATTTAACTAGTGTATCAAATTACGCTGTACTATCTTTAGTAACAGTTAAGGGTGTAGGGACAGCTGCTTCGGTAGCTAAAGGTATACCCGCTAGTGTACTGCAAGCTGCAGGCGCTACAACTGATTCTGAAGAGACGTTAGCTCCGTTTAAATGCTATGTAGTTGGTTCTGCACACTCCCAGGGTAGTGGTTACCCTGAAACATGGAAAGACCAGCCTTTCTCAACTGGGTACGGATGTACTCAGATTTGGAAGACTGCTATGGCGATGGACAACACAACTCGTGCTACCGTGCTCAAATACGATGCAAGTGAGTGGGCTCGTGTATGGCGTGAGAAGTTAATTGAACACAAATGGGATATTGAACAATCATTACTGTTTAATGGAGCAGCGGCTTATGCTAGTGACCCGTGGTATACTGATGGTATAATAAGTTACATTAGTTCACATGGTAATAGCTTTAGTTTGCCGATAGCTACTAAAACACAGGATGATTTCTTAGATGATATGAGTTCATTCCTTGATCCTCGATACAACAATTCAAATGCGACATTGTTCTTCGTGGGTACAGCTGTGTACAATTGGTTACATAAATTAAGTGGATATTTCTCGAACAATCTTGAAGTTTCACCTAATTTCCGTTCAGACATGGCTCTTACTGGTAAAAAGAAGGTATTTGGTGTAGATATTACAACTATTTCAACTCCGTATGGAGATATGAATGTTGCACGTAATATTCACCTTGATGGAACTAACATTGGTATTCTTGCTTGTAACATGAGACATATGAGTTACAGACCGTTGGTCGGTAACGGATTGAATCGTGATACTGCAATTTATGTTGGTATTCAGACCTTAGAAAATAGTGGCGTTGACCGTAGAGTT